CTCTGCTGATACTGCCCACATTGTCCAACTGGAACAACCAGCGGTCTTCATTATTAATACCTTCAATATTGATGTTTACTGTGCGGTTAGCAATGCGCTCGGCCAAGTTAAAGTCTTGATTTTGCAATGTGCCTTGCTTAAAGAAAAAGAAGAATCCGTTGTTGGCAGATTGATACCCCAACTGGTCATTGCGATACAACACATTAAATGTGCTATTAGGTATTGGACTTGGTTCGTAAATATAATCCTGTCCGGCTGTGGTTGAGGTAGTAGCTTCAAATGGCATGTTTACGCCATCCACAGTGGAAGTGTAAGGAATTACTGGCAAAAATCCTGGCACTAAATTAATGCTATATTCGTTAGTGTCCACACCCAAAATAGTTTGGCGGTTTGCCGGCCGACCAATTTTTTGACTGCTGACCAATGATGAGTTTACAATAGCATTCCATTGTTCTAACCAGTCAAAGTTTGTGGGGTCGGCCCAGTTGATTGTGATATTGGCCAAGTTAACGCCATTGTAATCCACAATATTTTCTGTTGTGGTCACGCTAAACGCTTTGAGCAGGCCCTGTGCGGCTGTGTTGCGTTTGGCAGTGTAGCTCACAAGATTAGCTAGGCGTGTGACTGAATCTCTGCGTTCGGCCGTGTCTATGTAATTTTCACGGGTATTTAGGTCAGTACGGAAGGCCAGGGCCTGGCCCATAAACGCAATTACGTCTAATAGAGCAATGTATTCTGATGATTCAATGTAGTCATTGAATGTTTCTGGATAGTACAAACGCAGATAATCAGTAAAACTCTTGCGTAGAGTTTCAAAGTCATAACTTTGGAAGTCTGCTTCGCGATAGGTTTGATAGATTTGTTTCCAATCTTCTACACCGAATATCGCTGTTTGTCTAGTGGTTTTTGCCATTGCGTCTGGGCCTTGTATTCTTTATCTGTTATTTATGTAGATAAAAAACGGCGTAGTTATACGTAGCTGGCCGAACGAGTGGTCTGGTTAAAGAATACACTTAAAATTTCAGCGTTTACACCGGCTACAGTTTGTATTTCTAACTCAATCAGCATGCCATTTTCTTGAGGGTACACATTAATATTGCTGATGAATACTCTAGGGTCGCCGCCAGCCACTCTTTGAATTTCGTTAATAATACCTTGCTGCACTGCATCAACTTGATTTTCAAACAAGTAGTCCCATAGTATTGTACCATACGCAGGGCGACCGGGCAGTTGACCTTGACGAATGTTAAACGCATTCAAGAGATCGCGTTTGACCAATTCAAAATCTACAAGTGTAAATTTTTTATATTGATTCTGTGTGTTAAAGCCAACAAAGGTAGTCATGGCAATATTTATCCGCCTTGAGATGTGCTATCATTAGGAGACGGATCAGGCCTTGGATAACCAATTGCAGTCAAACTTGGAAGTCCACGACGCAATCTTTCATCATTTATATTGTCCCATACTATGTCATCATTTCCAGTGTATATTAATTTGTCGTCTGGTGTTTTAGAATACAGGCTAGATCCTATGTTTGCTGGCAAGATACTAGGTACCTTGGCATTGCCTACAATTCGTTTTGCGGCTGCTTCAAGTGTGTCTGTGTTTACAGTATCAATGGCAGCCAAAGGCGTATATTCTTGAAGCATGGAAAAGTCTACTTTGGTCTGAGCTAGGTTCACAGCAAATGCACCATTGACTGCTGCGGCATCAAAATTTGATTTAATGTCAGCCGGTAGTCCTGGGATATTTTTAGCCCAATCTAGTGTGTTTGACACACTTTTGGCAGCATTGGTTGCTAGGCCGCTGAGTGCTTGTGGTGTTAATTTGTCTGTGGGAATACCTAATGATTTTAAATCAACTACTCCTGCCGTCATCAATCCTTGCTGAATTTTGTTTTGAAGTCCTTCATTGCCCAGCAACCCATCAAGACTTTTTACACCATCTTTGCCAGTCCATACTGTAGGACTTTTTAATACACCAACAAGATCACTACCGGCTTGTGCTAAAAATGTAGCAGCAGTTCCTGGTTTGACGAGCCCCCATTTTTCAAGTTGACTAGTGTTAAAACCAAATTTGCCTGCGCCCAATGCATTACTAATTGTGTCTGCACCTTGTCCTACCAATTTGCTGGCCTGGGCCAATGTTCCAGTTACATCAGGTAAACTCATGCTACCAAGTCCAGCCAATGCTGGTCCTTGCTTGGCAAAGTCTGCTATATTGATTCCATCAGTGGGAGTTCCTCTGATTAATCCTGATAGCGTGCCAACTGCGGTGCTGGCCAAACTTCCAACTTGTCCTGCTGCTCCTGTGAGTGGCCCACTAAGGCTGCCTAGTGTTCCAGAGAATGCCCCTATTGCACCTGATACCCCACCTGTGGCATAGGCAGAGTCTAACGAAGAATTTCTACCAGTGATTGGATCAAATCCAGCACCCGACAATGCTGCACTAATAGAAGCAGTAGCACCACTTGCGCCAGTAGTGAATGAATTAAATGCAGCCGCACCACCTTGTAGTGCGCTGGCCACTTGTGTACCAGCACTTTGACCAAGTGTTCCTATGCTGGCTGTAAGACTGCTTAAATTTGTGCCTGCTGGCAATCTACTAGATAATGATGCCAGGCCTTGTGTTAATTGACTTTGTGCAGCAGCTAGACCGCCTGCGGCTTGTGTAGCTGGACTTAATACATCTCCTATCCTAAATCCTGTAAGGCCACCACTGGCTGTTTGTTGATCAAACACTGCTTTGGCTTGTTCAAATGTAGCGCCAGTGGGTGCTTTGATTTCAAACTTTTGACCGTTGAATTCAAAATTAAATGTGCTCATGCTTTTCTCGTAAATTCAAATCCAGCAGGCACAGGTACAGCACCAGGATTAGGTGGCGGTTGCCCTGCTTCCAATGGGATCTCAATATCCACACCTTTGTTGTGATAAGAGTACGGTTCGTGTGTGGGTGCTCGAGTCACAATACTTTCTAATCCATCTGTTTCAACTGTCCATCCGGTTGCACTACTAAATGTAGTGTCGTTTAGTTTAGTAACAGTCAAATTATTTGGTGCAGTTACTGAATCTGCTGCAGGACCATTCAAATCAATTCCGCCTGCCGTGAACTTTAATGCGCCGCCGCCGTCCCAACTTCCTGTAGCACTTTGCAATGCTAATGTACCATCGGCTTTTATACCAATATAACTTTTGCTATACAGTTGTAAATTTTGTTGTGCAATAGTTGTAAAATCAGCATCAGCTTGTAAAGTCATATCTTCTGCGGCTTTGGCTTTAATGCTGCCACCAGCATACATGTTAATGTCTCTATCAGCATGCAAATTAATGTCGCCACGTGTGCGCAAGTTAATACTATTTGTGGCATACACATCTAGCGTGCCTTGAGCGCCAAGTTCAAACCAGGCCAAGCCATTGGCATGTGTGATGTAGAAAAAATCTCCACTGTCACTCATTGTAATTTGATGTCCGGCAGTAGTTCTAAATCTAATCAATCTAGTATTGCCATCAATGTCGCCATCATCCATTACAATACTGTGACCGCCCACGCGGCCAATCACATTGAGATCTTGAGGTTTGAGTTCTCCAGCGTTAATTTTTTTCTGTATTTCACCAAATTGCATGCCACCTCGATACACAGCAGGTCCTGGAGTACTAACCCCAAACACAGCACTAGGACTTTCACGTTGGCTACTACTTGATATGGGTCCGCGTTGTGAATCTTTTATTAGTCCTTGGCGAAACATGGTTTCTGCAACTACACTTTGTATGGGTTTGGGCGCAGCAAAAAATCTAGAATTTTCTTCAAATGCAAGATTGTTAGTATTAATTTCAACTACTGGTAATTGTTCTGCACCCTCAAAATACGCTGCCTGATTTGCATTTTCTGCAATAACTTGAGTTCTAACTGGTGCAGCACCAATAGCAGGTACCATGTGTCCAATACTTTGATCAGGTGCTGTGCCAATGTAATAACCTTGACTACGATCGCCATTTACAAACACACAAAGCACTGTGATACCCACATCAGGTGGTGTAAACCACATGCCGTAACTGTTAGCGTTGCCGTCAATGTATGAGCCAACTCCTTCTGATGCAGGATTGTATGGAGTTGATCCAAAGAACTGTGGCATGTAACTTACTGTGGTCCATCTGGTGGGATCATCTTCGTTGCCATCACTAAATGCCGTAATGTATACTTGTATGCGACCTGATCTTATTGAATCATTGGTATTTTTTACAACGCCATAGAAAGGGCCAAATTCCGCAGGTACACCGCCGCGGTCCATTTTGTAATTTTTACTACGCCCTTTACTGCGTTGAATTTGCTCTGCCATTGGTATTCCTTAATAATCTCTTGCTATAACTTGTGGTGTACTATCCCAATTATCCCCGCCTGTTCCCGAATCAAATTTTGGAAGTTTTGGGATGGTACCAGTAACAATTCTACCATTGGTGGAAATTACTCCATTCAAAGGTTGTCCACTTCCTGATGTTGCTGGTTGCGGCGGCGGTGAAGGGGTTGCAACATCTTTTGGTCCCGGTGCGGCTGAATTTAAAGGTTGTGGTGAGTTGTTGCTGGGGTTTGCATTTACTTGTGGGGATGCTAACATGCTTGCTTGCATTGCTGCCACTCTAGGATCTGATGCAGCAGTCAATCTACCTCTAGCGTCTCGATCGACTTGTGCCACAGGCAACGGTGCGCCTGGTGCTTTGTTTGTTCCATCTCGTTTGGGAAGATTGAATAACGGTCCGGTAATCGTTTGTTCAAATTTACCTTGTTTAAACTCACTAGTTACCTCTGATGCCAGGTACAATCTGCTTATACCAAGAGAATTGTTCTTGCCATTAGGCGAGGCCAGGCCTGTGGTAAGATCATAGTCATCTGGCCGATTCCATGTGACTTCCCAAAAAATTTGTTCACCATCAAAATTAATTGTACCGTCGGGTAAAAAACTACCAATCTCAAGATCAGCAGCAGTGACTCCGCTGCTGAGACTGCCTTGTTGAATCCATGCAGGGTCTCCAATGATACGCAAGGTACCGTTGGCAAGGTCTGCGCCACCATACAAACTGTCTGCCATGTTGGCAGCAGCTTCGTTACCGCGCTCTTTACTGCCTTGCATGGATTCACCGCTGGTAGCGCCGTATGTATAAACTATCATGTCTTGCATGGTGGCTGCTATTTGTCTTCGTAGGACTTCGCTTCCAGAATTTTGAGCATTGGTGCCACTGACTAACATGTTGTAGGCAGTATTCAAAGTTTCTTTATAGTCAATAACGGAAGTATTTTTTCCGGTAAACAACCAGGGATAACTTTTGTGCACACCTCTAAAAGTTCCTACTGGAAAATATTTGCTGTCATATTTGTCAATTTGATACACACTGATGATGTAACGTATTTTGTA